TAAGGTACACCATCTTTCTTAACTGCATCTAAGTAAAATGTATATAATTGGTTTTTAGTTTCCAATTCTTTTACTTCCTCCATTTTATCTTTCATATTATCTATAAAAGTTTTTGTTGCACCTACCTCTGACATCAATCGTAACATCAATTTGTTCACATCGGATATTTGAGTTTCTACACCTTGCTTCAGTCTACGAACATTTTGGATTTGAACATCCAACGCCTGATTGTTTGTGATTGTTTCCTCATTATCATTATAACGTTGAATGTCTGCTTTTACACTTTCTAATTGAAGTTGTAATAATTCAATCTTACTATCAGATGTCTTAACCTCACCTTCTAATCTTTCTCTTAATGAAATCAATCTTTTGTGTTCATCAGTCCATTCTTTCCATTGGCGGAATTGGTCTTCCACACCAGCCAAATCATCTAATTGAGTTATAAGAGCAGTATGTAGAATATTTAGAGTTTCTAATTGATTACCTTGCTGTTCTAATTTCTTTTCGGTTTCCTTTGCATCCTTTACGAATACATTGTTCATACAAAAGTTACAATTAGGGTCATATTCATGCTCTGCTAAATGTGATAACTTCTCTTTGTTACTTTCAATTGATTGTTCTAATAATTGCTTTTGATGTAAGGTATCCCTAATCTGTCCCTTAACTAAATTCAATTGAATTTGTGCTTCTCCAATATCCGTTCCATTTATAGTAAGTTTAGAATCAACCATTTCTTTGGCTTCTCTAACTAATTCTTTGGTTTCGGTGTGCTTTTGTATCTTATCAAATTTAGCATCTCCCCAAGTTGTTAATTCACTTTCAATCTTTTTAACCTTACGATTTAATTCATCTATATCTAAATTACCTTGTATTGGAATGATTTGTTGTGATAATCCTACAATTTGTTCATCCAACTCACCCTTTCGGATTTCTAATTGAGATTTTTCTTTATCTAAATTACCATACTCAATTTTTTTCTCACTCAAGTCGGTTTCTTTTTGAGCTAGTTCCGAAGTGAAGTCGGTCTTTCTGAAATTTCTGATAAGTGCGTTTACATCCTTAATATCATTGGTAGCAGTTTCATACAGCTTATCAAACATATCCAATCCCATAAATTGAGCAAGAAGGTCTTTTCTTTCGGATTGTGATTTATCAATGAATAGTGCATTGTTTCCTTGCAAACTCAATGCTGTCATAACAAAATCCTCATATCTCCCCACATATCCTTCAATGACTTGATTAGTATCTCTACGTTCCGTTCCATTTAGGGATTCCTTACCACTATCACCATCTTTCCAAAAGTCCACATCCACTTTTACGTTTTTTCCCTTATTAATAGTTCTGCCTTCTCTACGGATATGGTACATTACACCATCAATAGTAAAATCTAATTGGCAATGGAAATCTTGCTTCCTATTGTTCATAATTGCCGCTGCCTTATAAGCTCTACTACATTTGTCAAACAAGCAAAATGAAATTGCATCGAATAGAGATGATTTACCTTGGGCGTTTGGTGCAAATAAACCCATTAGTCCGTTTACTTTGTCAAACTTAATAATATTGTTCTCCCCATAACTGAACATATTAGAGAAATCAAATCTTACCGGCTTCCAGCTAATATTTCTTTGCAATTCCGATGGTTGAATTCTACTATTAATGTCACGATTGATTTTCTCAATACCTAATAGGTCTTCTTTCGTTACGAATGGCATCATACGTTCGATATACTCCCCTATTAAAGAATTTTGATGGTTTATATCAGCTACGTTATCAACATCCACCCTTGCTTCTCTATCACCGGTCTTTTTAGCTTGGAATGAATCAGTACGAATGATTGTAAAATCCTCAACACCATACTTTGCCGTAATATCTGCCATCATTCTTTTTGTATCGGCAGTATCAGTATTAGTTATCCTCACTCTTAAACGAGGGTGAAGTGGCATATCCGTTACATCCGGCACAATACCACCATCAACATCTAATGTATAGTATCCGTAATCGTTTTTAATATCAATTTCTTCGTAGGTCATTGTATCCAAATCCCAAGCTAAGAATCCGTGCTTATCAAGGGTTTCACCAAAGTTTTGTTGTACCAATGAACCAGCATATACAACCTTACAACCAGATGGTGAAATCATTTCTTGTCTTTTATGTATATCTCCCAATAGAGCTAAGTCATATCCATCAAATATTTCAGTTGTGAAGTGTCTACTACTAACCACATATCCCACATCGGTTGTAGAGTTATCAACAGGTCCGTGAAATAATGCAATCTTCTTATTACCAAACAAAGTATTTGCTTTCGGCCAATTATCTTTGTTATCGAATATACTGAATACTGCAAAATCCACACCACCAATTCCATAGACTTGAGTATCTCTTAGATAATGTAGGTTAGGTAACTTCAATGCATCTACAATTGGAGTAAGTACATCCATTCTATCCGCATTGTTCATATTACAATCGTGATTACCAGCAATTACAATAGTAGTACATAGTTTATTACATTCAGTAAACAACCAACTAATCTCACTCACCAATTCAGGACTCATTTCCAATTTAGCATGTGCAATATCTCCAGCTAAATAAATAATAGCATCATCCGTTCCCCTTTTCTTAATCTCATCAAACATAGAGTAAAATACTTCTCTAAACTCTTTGTGTCTTTTTATGTTACGGATGTGTATATCCGCAATGTGATAAATCGTTTTTAATCTATTCATATATTATTTAGTTTTGAAAGTACTAAATCATCCCATCCGGTTTCTTTAGCTCCTTTCAATAGTTCGTTTACTTTTTCAAATCCCATTTCACCGGCATCTTTATCAGTTGGTATAATATTCCTTACTCTAATCCCATTCTTTTGAAACCATTCCGTATGTTTAGTAGAATCATCAACGGCATCCGAATCTAACATAATCGTTACATCTTTAACACCCTTTTCCATAATTTTGTTTTTTAATTTGCTAAGTAAGAACTTACCTAACAATGGAATAACATTTCTCTTTACTGAAAATGAATCAAACACACCTTCTACCAAAGTAATTGGTTCGTTCCAATTGATTTGATTCTCAAATACGATTACATCTCTACTAATTGGTGGATTCTTATATTTCATTTTATCATCCTCATAAAAAGAACGTGCCACAAAGTAGTTAAGTTCACCATTATCATCATAAGATGGAATGATTACTCTACCACCATATAATCCATCTTCACAATATCCAATATTATGTTTTACAATATCTGCTCTCTTAATACCCCTCTTATTTAAATAGTGTATAGCCTGATTATAGATTGGATTAAATGAACCAGTTGGCTTGAAATATAATTGTTTGAATTCTTTTGGTAATTGTAATTTAGCTACATATTCTTCTTTCGAATCATATTCAGGTTCATCACCATATACATCCCTAACCTTATTTAGGTCTCTCACATCCACATTTAGTTTGCGGAGTAGTGAATATATGCTTCTACCCTTAGAATCACATACCCAACAATGCCATCTTTGAGTATCTAAGTTTACTTGAAGTTTCTTTTTATGGTGATTACAAAATGGACAATGGTGTGCCTGCTCATTTCCTTTCAAAGATGAGCCCACACCGAGTGTAGAATCTAATATTGTGATTATTTGTAATTTGTTTCTACCAGATAGCTAGTCTCTCTTGGTTGATTTTGAAGAATCATATTTTTCAGGTCTAATAAAGATGCAGCTGCCACCCCATGTGCATCATCTTTTGAATTTAAGTAATTATCGGATATTCCGTACTTTTTACAAATTTCTTGAATGTTCATAACTTTAGTTTATTATATCCCTACGGAAGAACTTTCCCATAAGGTTTTCGTTTATTGCTTGTTCGTTGGCCAGTACATCGTAATGAAACTGCCATTTTATTTCGTAATATGATAGGGATTTCTTTGAGAAACAAAATTGAATGATTTCTCTTTCAAAGTGTTCAGCGTTTCCAGCTTTTACTTCCGATTTAATCCATTCGTTTGATGAATAGTACTTCTCCCAATCCGATGCTTTTTTTACAACTCTCTTTCTAGTCTTACCTTTAAGCGGTTTTAATCTACGAGTTTGAGTGAGTTGTTTCTTACCTATATAGAATCTACCAGTTGGGGTATGTACCATTTTATAGACAAATCCAACCGCACCTTCAGGTGTATTTTCTTCTGTAACAATATTTCCATCAAATTTCCAACTCATTGATTATTTTTTAATCGAATCAGAGTAAGCTTTACTATTTAGCTTCCCACCTCTTGCTTTGTCAAGTTTAATATCGTCTTTTGACAAATTCAATCCACCATCCGGCTCAATTGGAGTTTTATCTTTACCTTTAATATCGATTTTTCCAGTTGTAGGTGGGGTCTTTTTATAAATATCTAAAATACTTGCCATTTTGTTTTTCTTTATGTTTTACTTCTATAAATATAACGTTATGTATCGAAACGGATAATAAAGTTTAATGGATAATCAGGTAAAGATTTAATTGGTTGTGGTAATTTTGCCACAGCTATCATATCTAAATTGTCATCATATAAACCAATTGTTGTAATATATGGTGCTAAATAAGAACCAGTTGGGTCAACAGAACTACTCACAAAATAATCATCAAAACTACCTTTTTTAGTTTGGTCTATTGAAGAACTAAATGCAAATCGTGCTCCTCTAATATAATAGTTATCAATTACAGCAGAAGGATTTTGTGAAACATTAAATTCATTTTCTAATACCGATAAGAATACTTCATTTTCATATATTGTAAATGTAGACCTATAATTTAAAGAATAATTTGATAAAGTTGAACCAGAAACAATATTTCTAGTCAATACAACTAATCCTCTATCGTAAAATACATTACCATGTACGTTACTTCCACTATCTAACAAATTAGAATTACCATCGTCTGTATATATATCTCCGTTTGAATCCGTTAATACAACACTACCTACTTTTATTCCCTCACCATAATAATCTTGCGGAATTGATATTACTGCAATATCATTTTCCAAAACTCTTTCTGTTAAAGATGCATACGATTCACGTCTACCAACTTCCGTTAAAATTGATGCAGTTGCTGAGTTTCTGTAAAATTGAGATTCAATAGAAGCATATATTACCTTTTTAACATAACCGTAACTTTTATCATCAGAATCAACATCCACAAAAGACCCAGCTGGGTTCTCACCAAAAATTGGAGGAACATCATTATGGTCTAATGTCCATTCTTTATAAAGTTTTATCGGTCTAGTTACAATATCCGATTTTGGAATTTCTTTAAGCATGTATTTTTGCCTTTACAATAAATATTTGATAAATGAAAAACCCCCTTTCGGGGGTTCTTCAAATTAACTATGTGTTATTTAGAATGATAATTTTACTTTAATTAAAACTTCCTTATCAAATGATTTGACAATTGGTTGAGATGTTTTAGCTACTGCTATCATTTCATTTGCGTCATTTAAAAGACCTACAGTAGTAATGTAAGTTTGTGGGTCGGTTTCAAATGTACCTTCAGTAAAGAATCCATCCACATCAACATAAGTTGGGTTGTTAGAATAGTTAAACTCTCTATTTGTTGCTCTTACAAAGAAATGCTGTGTTGATACATTTTCAGTTCTTCTTGCTTCAAAATCACCACCCAATTTAATTGCTGATAGTAATCTATACTGATTAAATTGTTCAGATGTTTGTAAGTGTGATGGTGATACACTACCACTAATCACAACTGCTCCATCTTTTGTATATATTGTTTGATTTGGAATGTTTCCTACTAAAGAACCTACCGCAGATGCGTTAAGTACTATAATTCCTCTATCAGGATAGAATAAACCTAAACCTTCACCATTTGAACCAGTTGTTGTATTAATCGTTGCTTCATTTTGAGTTCCCAAATTAAGAGAACCAGAAACAACCTTAAATGTTCTACCACTTAATCCTAAATCATCTCCAAATTTCTTACCACTATTATCAATTAATGTTGTAACAGCGCCGCTTGAGTTAGCTAATTTTAAAGACCAGTTACCAGCATCCATTTTTTCTCTGAATCGGCTTCTAGCTATGTTAATAATATAAACTGAATTTGCGTTAGTCAAAACTCCAGATGAATTTTCGAATGAGAATTTTGTATCAGTTGGGTCTAACAACATTGCTCTATATTGAGCGTAGGTTGCTTTAGTTGCCAACAACGATGCATCATTATCAGCTAAATTCATAGAACCACTACCATCAACATGTCCATAAGCGATAGCGAATTGTACTTCAGCTGAATCAGAGTATGCTATTGGGTTGTAATCATATACATTAGCGTAATAATATCCGCTTGCTGCTGTTGTTTGTGATGATGCTGTAAAGAATTGTGCTAAAGAACCAGAATCACCAGACCATAGACCTGTTGTTACCACTTCTATTTTAGCGTTTACTTTATCGAAATCACCAAATCTTTTATAGATACCAGTGGAAATTAATCCAGAAGTTCCTATTTGTTGTCCAGCCGGTAAAACACTATTCAAAATAGATACAATTTGATTTGAATCAATCGTACCACTATTTGCTAGTGCTGATATTTGGGCTGTTACATTAGGGTCATTTATTAGTGCCATTTTTTATATCTTTTTATGCTTTATAAGTTACGGTTACAGGTATAGTTTGAGAACCACCGGTTTCATTACCATACACAGTAAGAGTTGTTGCAATATCAATTGTTAAGCTTGGATTTGGTGTGAATCTAAATTCCAAACCACTAACTACTTGCGCAGTTGTTGTAATTTCTTCACCTAAGAATACAGGTACTGTACCTGTTCCACTTGCTCCTCTTGATACAGTCAATGTACCTGCTCTTTGGTCTGCTAATACAACAGTGTAACCTGCGTTTGTATTTCCAGATGGAGATGTTGTTGGAGTTAATCCCACACCACCTTCGGTTTGATTTACAGCGATTGAAGGTACACCCAATCTTACAGTTGGAATTTGTGTAGTTCCTTTCGGAAGAGTCACTAATTTATATCTCAATACTTGAGTTTCATCAGGTGATGCTTCTGTGATAGGAATTGCTCTAATTGCTGAATCGTAATAAGCCGAACCCTTTGGGTGTGCGGGCTCATATAATGTATAATCAATCTCATCATCTCCCAAAGCGAACTTTGTGATATTCAAAGACTGACCCGATGCTAATTTTTGTCTTCCTTTTTTAGTAAGAATTGCATCTACGGTAATTTCGGTATTATCTAAATATGCCATTTGATATTGTTTTTTAATGCTTTATTTCTAAAATAAATATAACCAATTATTATTTTCAATCTTAATCTACTTCAAGTATTGGTTCACCACTACCTCTACCAGTTTTAGCCACTCTAAGTATGTTAGGATTAGTTGTAAATGTTTCAACAGGACTTAATCCATCTGGTGTAGTTGCGGCTGTTTGCTGTGAACCTTTCCAGAATGAACGTTGCATTCCCTCTCCCAATCCATTTACAAATTTGTAGTGAGTTGGAAGGTATCCGTTAATAGCTGTCACTTCAGTCACACCACCACCAACATTTACACTACCACTAAAAGGAAGAATAGATACATTATATTTTTCATAAGAAGTTACAATATTATCATAAACAATTGGACCGGATGTTGTTGCAGGATAACCACTTATTTGTGTTCTTTGTTTTATAAATTTAGTTTCTTTTACTAAAAATACACTAACCCTACTACCTGTTGTTTCTAAGTTTCCAAACAAATCATCCCATTGTCTATATACAGAATTCCCATGCTTAGCATATAATCCAAATCCTATATTAGCCAATGAATTTTTATCCATTCCAATTGCCGTAATTGAATTACCCTCAACTTCACCTATTAAACTTGCACCAGTTGGACATTCAATGTGAACTGAGCCAACATTTGGATATGTGGGAAATTCTGTTTCTAAAATATTAACCGAATCATATTGTACCAAACCTTCGTAGTTTGGATTAGTTGATTCTAATATAATTGAATCCGATTCATCAATTAAACTTTCATAACTATTCAAATCAGAAATTAAATTAGCAATATCAGATGTATTTAAAACACCCTCTGTATTTTGCAACTCTAACTCAATTTTATTGTTATCTGATGTTGTTATTGTTGAATCATAATCATTTTTTAAAGATTCTGGTTTATCCCATCTTACTTTACTTCTTTCTAAAAAGTGAGGTTCTATTAATAATCCTTTTGATACAATTGCTCTAGCAGGAGCTAAATCCGTCAATACATCAAATAAAGATTTATCAATATATCTTACAAGTCTAATATATTCATAGATATTTCTATTTTGTAATCTTTGGAAATAGTATTCTCTTAATTTTTCAAGCTCACCATACGAATCTTTGTATTCATCTCTTGGGTCACCAATATAGTTATCAATACTAAAATCCCCAAACGATTTTAAAATATCCATATTCAATTCCTTAATTGGTGAAAAGAATAATCCCAATCTATTTGAATCTATCGGAGCTCTATCAAATGCTTTTTTAGTTGCCCTAACTTTGTGTGAAAGATTACCAACCAATTCTTGCGATTCAAATCTAATTTTGTTTCCATAAGTTAATCCCAATGATGGTACATTCGCCGTTACAGTTCTATCATATGGTGTGTACTGATATGGATATGTTGATGCTGAATAGAAGTTTTGAGCGTAAGCAAAATTTTCATTATAAGAATTGTTAATAGAAACATTCTTTATATTGTTATCATTAGTTCTATCTTTAGGATATTCAAAATCCAAACGGAATATTAAATCCGAAGTAGATGCAGTATATGAGTTACCATTAATAGCATCAGGAAATAATGTATGATTTTCAAATTTACTTCTTTGTAAAGGAACTGTCCATAAACGGAATTCATCTATATTACCTTCGTACCCATTTCCACCTAAAACTAAATTTTGAGTAGAACCGGTTTCCCATTGGTTATCATTATACAATATTGACATACTAACCGATGTAACAATTCTTTGTCCATCGGAAGTTGCTAACCAAACTTCATATAAAGAACTACTATTTGCATAATTTGTTCTATTAATTGCAACATTAGAATAATGTTGAGTTGACATTGGGAAATCTAAACTTCCCGATTTTAAATCAGGCCCAAATACATAAGTGTTAGATGTATTAAAATAATATGTACTAACCGATGCACTTATATATGGCTCTAATATGTATGTGCTTGTAGAATCATTACCACCAAAATTTAATTCTAATTTACAAAATGAACCAGTAGTTTGTATCAAATCTAAAGTCCATTCACTTCCAGAAATTAAAGTTGCTACTGGATTTATTACATCAGGCTTTATTCTAAATTCAATACCATCAGGTAATATACCTAAAGAAGATGTGTGCCATGGAATTCTTATACTTGAATCTTCATCCAATCGTATAGCCGCTGTTCTATCATCAAATGTAAATTGAGTAACACCACCGGTTGTTGGGTCTTGCGGGCCACCAAATTCCATTATTGTCAACATGGATTGTGGTACACCATAACAAGCCATGATAGCTTTCATAGCTCTAGCAGTACCTTTATGTTTTAATAGATATGGTAGGTTATTTGCAATTCTTCTCCAAACTTCAAAATTTGCATCTTGCAAACTTCTTGAATACTTTTGCGAACCATCTATATCAGTGCCAAACATATATTCCCACAAAAATTGAGAATCAAATGCTTTTTTAGATTTCCAACCAAGAGATTCAAGTAATGAATATATTAAAGTATTAGGAATACCAACCTCTTGTTTGTGTTCTAATTTTTTTACACTTTTTAAAGAATTAATATAAGACCAAATTATATCAAAATGCTGACCTATCATATCTAAGAAAAGGATAAAATCATCATTTTCATTATTATTTGTAAGATATTCAGGTATATTATTTTTTAATGCATTTACATTGTACTTATCATAATTTTCACCATAAGAAATTGCAGATTCATACCAACCAACTGCATCATTTGATGTAGATGATTTTGGAAATCTATAAGTAACACCAGTTCCAATATCTGTATAATTTTCTTTTGGATATGCTAATGTATCTTCATTTTTATATAGATACGTTTCGAATCCATCAAAAGTTGAAATTAAGTTATTAATATCTTCTGATAATTTATGTGCTTCAAAATTACCATATTTAGAACCAGTTAATGGAGCTTGTACTATATATTTTCTACCCGTTATATTAAAATATTTAGTTTGATATACTTCTAATGTTTTTATTTTGTAATAAAAGTTATTTATTCTTTCAGTACCGGACCCATAATGAACAAAATTTTCCCAAGAGTAATCAGAACCAGATACATAAGTTATGTTTAGTTTTTCAGTATCAATTGATGTCTTTTCCGATATTTTATTTACAAGCTGAGAGTGTGCGAACGAACCACTTCCAACTAAATCAGAAAATAATTGATAACCGATTCCACTATCTGCTTCTATTGAAAAATTTGGACCTTTTAAAGGAGGACAAAATAGTTCTTCTTCTGAACTAAGTGTAATTGTTTCAATAATTGGATTTGCCTGTAATTTAGAAATCCATATTTCTTGATTCGTTTGTACTGTTGTTGGTAATGGTTCATATAATTTTAATATCAATGAATCATCATCCTCAACCCAAGTTGTTATTACTTTATTATCGCCATTTCCAAAGTGAGCTAAGTGAGTTAAATATTTTGATGTTTCATCATCAAAAATACTCATATCGAATTGCGATATAAATCCATCAGCTATTCTACTAACAACAATTTCTTTTGGAATTGTTAAATCTCCCTTATCAAATTTAATTGAAATATATTCAGCATCCCCAACTACAACTTCTCTACCACTTTTATTTACAGGTACAAGTTTTAAACTTAAAGAAATCAAATCATCATCTTCGGATACAGATATATTGAAATTTTCTAGTAAAGATTTAAAATTAAAAGTTTGTTGTGTTATTCCATTTTGCTTACATGCAATTTGCATGAAGTTACTATTTTCTAATTGTGTGCTAGTATTGGAAGTTACCGCATATAATCTTAACTCATCGGTATTTATCGTTTCATATTCAATTGAAAAATCAACATCAGTTCCAACAAAATCAGGTCCTTTTAATAAAGATGGATACCTTATATTCCTAATATCAGGAGTTCCAACATAAACATCATCAACAACATTTAAAATAAATTGAATAGAATCACCAGGCGTTTCGTTACTTGATGGAACAAATATTATCTTATATTGACCGGGTTGAGAAAAGTAATTATGTGGAATTACTATTGTTGCACTTGTTTCTCCTTGATTTAATTGATACTCGATTGATTCTTTATTAACATAAGCTATTAAAGAAGTAGTGTTACTACTTTTTAACAATCCAATAGGAAAATGTGCATTAGAATTTTTATTATAAGCTTTTTTTAATTCTTCTTCATTTGAAAAAGAAATAGATGGATAATTTATTGGAGTTATAACAACAGTTTCACTATCAACATCAATTGTTAAATTTGAATTTACATCTATATTACCACTTATACTTTCTAATTGGCTTTGAGCTTCTGTTACAATAGTTTCTACTGTATTGTTTGATGTAATTTTTGAAAGTCTGTATAATTCAGCATTAGTGGTACTCACAATTAGCTTTGTTCCTGCTGCAAACTCAAAATTATTTACTCCTGCTTGTAAATTTATTGGTATTGTTTTTATTTCGGCATTAGTTGCTAATACTTGAATAGAATCACCAATACCATTAAGATTAATACTAACTTTAAATAATGTAGGTAATACAGGTGGGTCTAAAACAATATCTTTTACTTCTGGTTTATTATTATCAAATTTTATTGTTATCGATGAGCTACCAGCATCATAATTAAAAACTTGTTCAACTCCGTTTATTAAATGCCTTACCCTCATAACAAAACCAGGTTGAGCAGAATAAACATCTTGTCTTCCTGTGTTTGGTATGTATGGTTGTCCATAAAACGTTACACCAGATGGTGCTTCAACTCTACCTAATTCACCAAATGTTAAATTTGGTAAATTATTAAAATCTTGATAACCATATAAACTACTATAAGGGTCAACCTTAATTGTAGATAGAGGTTGTGTATATGGTATATAATTTGGATTAGTTACAACATCAAATATATATTCATCGTTAAACTTGTATCCAGTTTTATTTAAAGTAATTGAAACAGGTTGTATTACTAATTCTTCAGTAGTTAGAGTTATTGAATTATTTGTTGTTGCAAACGTATTCGCTCCATTTCTTATAATAGAACAACCATCAATCGAAGATTGTATATAAATTAGTTTTCCTAAATTACTATTTGCTAAACCAGGTTCGTTAGATATGGTAATAGTTCCTCCCCCACCACCACTTATAGTTCCACCACCACCGCTACCTCCACCTAAATCAATAGCAACAGCTGCGTCTTGTGTAAAGAAACCTTTGACAGCCTGTCCATCATTTAATAGACCGCCATCTAAACTAAAATCATTTGTTCCTACATACACCATAGTTTGTTACTTTATATATTCTCTTTTAAGTTCAGCTCTTTCAAGGTCTATAACTCTAAGACCATCGGAAAAATCTCTAACAGTTTCATAATTAGCCCAACCACCACCTCCACTTCCACCACCAAATGATGGTGTTTCAACTACAATTTCTTTTACGATTACTGGTTCGGGTTCTACATAAGGCGGCATATCTATTGGTAGTACTATTTTAGGAGGAGGTCCTAAATCAACCACAGGTGGTTTTTGTACATCCAATAATTTTTTAAATGCTATTTGTGCATCGGTTTGAAATGGTTTTCGCTGTTCTATTTTTGTTATAACAGGCGATGATGTATCAATTAATGTATCTTGCTCTAATCTTTGCAAAATCATTTTAACTTCATTGATACCTTCCAATTTACCTTCATCAAACGATACCTTTGTATTTATATCCTGTAAGGGTAAATATTTGATTATAGATTGTACTAATAAGTTTCTACATTGTTCACGTATTTCTTCTTTAGATAACCCAATAGGTGGCTTTTCTTTTTTTGGCTTTCCATAATTTAGGTCATCTATTTTGGATATTCTATTTGTAAATTCATATATACAAGATTGAACAAAAAGCTTATGAACATCATTTGCAAAAATATCAAAATCTTTTATTTTAAATTCACTAACCATTTTATTATACCACTTTTCAGTATATTTAGATTTCATAAAATCTTTGATACCCGCTGGCGTTATTTTTTCTACAAAATTAAAAGCTAATGCAATAGTATCATCTCTAAATTCTCCGTTTTTTCTAAAAATTTCATAACGCAATCCTAAGTTATATGAAATCTCATCTAATCCTTTTTTTATTGGAAATAATCTTATTTCTGTTCTTGATGGTGAAATTTCAGAAATCCAAACTTTATTATTTGTACTCTCACTACCTACTCTTTTATTAATAAGTGTTACGCTTGTTTTAAAAACACCATTTTCATATCCAGCTTCCTTTAGTAATCTTTCAGCATCTATAAAGTATTCTTTTGGAAATTTATATTGTTCTAAAAGAGTTCCTTCTGGTAGTAAAAAATAATCACTTATATTAGAACTTGTCAATGGAATATATCTTACTAACTCGCCGTTTCTTTGTGGCAGTTGATTATCAGATGAATCATATATAATAAATTCTATGGAATCAGTTTCTCCAAATCCAAAAAATGATTGAAGATTTTCTTCTTCAAAAACTTTTCTGTCATTAGCAGTAATTTGATAGCCTTTGTTATTAATAATATCTTTTAGAGCTTTTATTGCCATGCTAATTTTTTTCTTTTATTTATATATGAATCATATACAAAATATGAATAGTGCTTACCAAAGAAATGTATAACATTCCCTAACAAATTTTTCTTTTTAAGAGTACCAACTTCATAAGCCATAAACTCCGTCCAAGGTTTTACTAATAAATAAACGTATTTTGTATATTTAGGATTTTTTCTCATAAATTCAACAACACCTCTAGCCCATATACCATATCCTATAACTAATCTTCTGTCTATATTCCACATCATCTCACCATAACGTTCATCCGCATCCCATATATGTTGTGGTAAGAAACCTTGATTGTATAATTCGTTACAAATGATTTTCTTTTTCTTAGTTGTTGCATTTGTAAGTTGTTGATTAGCTGTAATTAATTGCGTTTGATTGGCATTTAATTGAGTGTTTAATTGATTTATAGTCTGCCCTAAGTTAATTATTTGGTTTTGTGCACTACTTAATTGCTCTTTTAATAAATCATTCTCTTGAGTTAGTGATAAGTTTCTAGCCGCTAATGACACTCTTTGAATTGATTCTGCCGTTGCTTTTTGTAATGCATTTTGTAAATCAATGGTAGATGATTCTACTCTAGAAGCCATACTTTGTAATTGATTTTCTAAAACAGTAACATTCAAATCTCTGGAGTCTAATTCGATTGCTAAACTCTGTGTTACGATTTCTAGTTCTTTTATCTTACCATCCATTCGTAATACTGTATCATTCAGAGCTTCAACTACCTCTGTTAAATCTTCAACAGATTTAGTTGCTTCATTAAAAGTTGATGTTAATATAGTTGGCTCTGTTAATGGTGCTTCTATATCAATCAACTCAACAATTGTTGTATCTAATGCTTTTATTAGTTCTTGTTGATTATATTTTGGCTTAGTAAGTTGTCCAGAAATAATACCATCGTTCTCTATCGAACCACTAAATATATGAACACCAAATTCATTTTTAGTTTTGATAGCCGATGAACCACTTCGTAATAGTTCACTTATTAAAGCTTCATTTTTTAAACCACCTTTTACCATTTTTTAATCCTTTACAACATTAAAAGTTAATTCAGTATCTATATATTGAGAACCATTGATTCCATCAATTTTAAATTCTATTTTATAAACTCTATCAGATTGCCAATTTGTAAAATCAATAGTAATATAATTTCCATTAGAATCACAACTAATTTTTGAGTATTCTGAAAAAGGTACAATAACATCATTACTTGCAAAATCTCTTATTTGATAATAAGAATTTTTCGGTAAATATTTTATTGTATTATATGCGAACGAATTTGTAAATGTTTTTAATGGATACATTTCTCTTGCAAATACTCTCATAGAAATTATTGTATTTACTTTATATTCTTTTTTCAAATTAGTAATACCTACTTTAATATCATCAGAAACTAATTCAGATAAAGAGCCTGTTAAATACGATTGGTCATCCCACCCTATTATGATTTTTGGTTCATGTATTGTATGTGTTTCTTTACTAAATAATTTTACAATTCCGTAATCATTTACATCATTTTCTTTATCGTTAGCAAATTTAACCATCAACCCATCATTTGGAATAGAACCACTCATCCATGCTTTTAACATATCAGTAACATCCATACTAATATCAGCCGTACTATAATTAAAAGATTGAGATGCTGCATTATATGTGTACCACGTACCACCAGTACCATCGTTTGGATTTGATGTAGTACCTACTGCTAAATTATTTTCTAACCATTCTGTTTTTGTATCACCTTCTCTATGTTTCCAGGTAACACCACTAGTAGATATTTCATCAAATCTAGTACCCTTACCCATATTCCAACTTCCAGATATTGCATACGCATATAATGTATAATCTAAAGGAATTTCTTCACTTTCAGTTTCTTTTAATACCAAATATGCATTTTTCATTTTTACAGAACCATCAGATAGTGATTTTGATAAATGACCAACATCAAATTTTAGTAATGCTCTTGAAACATCTTTAACTGTTCCATAGAATATCTTACTTACCTCTAATATCTCATCCAAACCTGTATTTTGGTTTGGTTGTTGAAGATATACCGTTGCATCCTTTGATGCTGTCATGAAATAGTATGCCATTATCGTACTCTACCTTTTATATCCGAATCCGGAAATTTAATTTCAAATATAGATGGGTCTAATGAAGGATATACAATTTTATCTTTTGTGGCCGCTTCTATATTATATGAATTAGGAGAATAATTGTCTCCGCATTTATTTTCAATTCGTATAAATGGAACGGATGATACGCCTTCAACGTTTGCAATTAACAATTCAACTTCACTTAAATTTATAGTTTGATTAAATTGCCAATTATCTATATTAAAATAACTTTTTAATTCACTTATGCATTTAGCTAAAGTTTCACTTTTATTATAGTTCTGATACACTGTTATTTGAAAGTCTATTCCAATATTAATAATAAAGCCATCACTCATATTAATACCATCTGTTAAGATTTTGTACTCATTTAAATATGTTTTTAAATTTTCCTTAACTGCTCTATTTAATGGAGCTAATCTACCATTTTGGTCCAAACCTAATAAATAAAGATTAATTGCGAATGGATTGTTTTTTTCATTTTCGTTGGAAGTTTTTCCAATTAAATATTTTTGAATTTCTTCTTGTACAGTCCTTACAGATGGTTCTTCTCCATCTGGTTTATTTACAAAACTCATTACTAAATCCGTAAATTCTTGTAATGCGTTTGGTGATGCTAAAATTGATGCAGGTGAATTATTATCTAATTTACCGTCAGCTATTGCATAAGATTTGGCTACTGCTCCAAATTTAGTTGGCATTGATAATACTCTAACTTGATAATCTTTAGTAGTTACTGCTCTATTTTGTGCTCCAAAGTTTGCTAAAGCATTTTGTCTAATTTCTTCCAGCGTTTCTCCACTTCTACCACCAGAAGCTCCAATTTCATTATCAACTGCTACTGAATTTTTTGTAGCATTGTATATTGCTGATTCAATATTATTTAATTTTTGAACATCTTCGTCAAATTCTATACCTCTTATTCTTGTAAGTTCACCAACCGAAATATTTGAATTTACCCCACCACCCACTAAATACCTAACGGTTATATCTGTCATAGCTGGGGATGTTCCGTATGTTTTTGTTTTCAAAAAGTTAGTAGGGTCAAACGATTCATCTAACTTATCTATTGAATTAGGAAGTCCCAATCCAACATTTTTTAAATTTGGTATTAAAGTTTCATCACTAGCAGATGGGTCTCCTGCTCCAAATTGAATTGTCATAGTAGAATCTTCATTTACCTTTACTACGAATCTTTTTGGTGTTTTTATTGTTTTTAAAATATATGGTACAGTATCTTTAAATTGATACAAATCCGTATCATTTGCTTCTGTGTTTGGTTGTTGTATAAAAACCATTTCTTGTGCTAAATATGGAACTTCGTACCACTTATTGCCATTAGTATCTCTAACATCATGTATATCAATAATGTTACTATCATTTAAAACTATTTTTTGAAAAGGTTCGTAATTACCAAACGTAAATGTTCTCTCAACCATTGTAGCTGAAATACATTGTACAAACTTTTTTATCAAATAAAAAGTTGTCTCTCCTGTAATAGAATCTCTTTGATATATTGATATACCTCTATCGGTTGGGTCACTAAAATCGACTACATCCGTTGTTCTAAATTCTAAATCATCTCTTGATGATTCAACAGCCATACCTTCTTTAATTCTTAAAAAATACTTTTCATCTGGTCTATTATTCAAACCACTACCTATTGATGGTACTAATTGATAAACAGATAGTGTTGTTACAGCAGGTGCTGTTACTTTTGGTTTATATCCCAAATATTGCGCTAATGCCAATACACTTCTAGTATCTTCAGCAGTAGACATCATTGACTCTTTTAATGTATCATCAATATAATACGAAAGAGTATCACCTATATATGATGCCATTTCAATAAACATCATACCAGGAGATGATTCATTGAAATCAGAATAAGTTCTAGGAAAATAAGTTTTAGTAAACTCTATTAGATTTTCTTTAAATCCATAAAAGTCCTTTCCGATATATTTTATATCCTTACCTTTATTCCTAAAATTTTTATTTGTAGTAGTTAATGCCATTTTTTATTTATTATACTGTAAATGTTACCTGATTTAAATCGGGAGTATTAGCCACACCAAATGTAATTGAAATTTCAACTTGATTTCTATCTTTATTTTCGTTTGATTGTGCTACATCTATTTGTCTTATATCAACATAAGGTAACCAATTCGTAATAGATTCTGTGATTATTTCTTCAATTTTAATCGCTAACCTATCATCATTAAAATCAAATAATAATTCCTGTAAACCACTACCAAAATTAGGTTGCAATAATCGCTCACCTTTTTTAGTTAATAGTAAATTTTTAATATTTGAACTAACTTGCTCTTTTGTTGTAAACGATTGATTAAAAGCGGTATTTCCTATTTGTATTGGCAAGGTTATTCCTATCGCATAATCTTGAAATGCTGCGGTATCTTGAACTAATTTCTGCCCTAATACAATTGCCATTACTTTTTCTTAAATCTTTTTACAAGTTCAGAATAATCTCTATTCAATGCTTTATCCAATTCAGCTACACCAGTTTGAACACCCAATCCAGTTGGTTGAGGTCCTCTAGCTAAATCACCATAACCCATTTTTTCAGCAATTGCAGTTCTACCTACAATTGAACCCATATCACCTTGTCCAAAATTCATTGTTCTGAATCCACCATCACCACTTGCAGGTGCCATTGCGGTTTCATTTAGAATTTGGTTAATCATTGGGTTTTTACTGAATTGCTTTTCAGCTACCATTTTAGTTTCAATAGACTCTACCAAAGTTTCATCTTCCATCATAGCTTTAGCCATAGATAATCCAGTATTTTTAGGTTTAGCAGGTTGTTTACCTTCTGCTATCAGTTTTTTCATTTCGGCCTTAACAGTTTCCTTAATTAAGGTAGGTAATTGTTCTTTCAATTCCTCTTTAATTAAGATTTGTATGGCTTTTAATAATTTATCTGTATTCATACTTCCTTATTTGTTATGTTTATAAATATTTGAATTGTTATTTTTGAAAATTAAATTATACTTGTAGAGAAAATTTATCAACTTTAGCCAACGCTTCGGATGATAAAAACCCAGCACCTCCTCGTTTAACAACATCGCCAGCAATTACACTTGTTATCAATTGGTTTGCATCGGCTTGATTAGACCCAACTGCTTTAATTCCTGTCAATTTTGACATATTTGGTATGTTCTTTTTTATAAAGTATCCCAATGTATCGGCTGCACCGGCGGTGGTAGCCACCAAATCAGGATTTTTTACAAGTCTATCATCCTTATATAATGATAAAGAAGCTGCTGCATAATTTCCTTTACCTGTAAGTTGTATGAATCCTCGACCTCTATATTTATAACCATCACCCACTGCCGTATTACCTAATGTCTGTCCTACCTTTGTGTCAGGACCATACATCAACTCACCAAATGATTGAGCACTTTTCTTTATTTCATTAAGTTCAGCATCTGTATATTTTGTAGCTCTCTTTGTAAATATTTTTTTAATTCTTTCATTACTAGTTTTAGAGTAATTCATATTTTCAACTAATGGTTGAGCTCCTGATTCTTTTAGTGCATTTGCCTTTACAGCTTTAATTATTGCTACATCCGTTATACCAACTTTAATTAGTGATGCTTCTATTAATTTTAAATTTTCGCTTTGCGGTAGCTTTTTAATAGGTTGTTTAGGTTCTTCGTTTTCATTAAAAATACTTTGAATATCAGACGAGCTATTTCCATTAAATGTCATAGTAGGGTCTGGTGTAAGTGCTTCATCACCATAGATACTAGTTTGTTTCTGTTGTATTTTAAGTTCTCTAAGTCCCTCACGTATGATTTCAGGATTTTCAATTTTTTCTTCAAGGTTACTAATATGAGTTGTTAATACTTCTTCATCTAATTCCGTAGAAAATGTACCAGATTGTAATATTTCTTTAGCTTCGCCTAAATTTTCGCGTGTTAGTTGTTCTTCTGTTTTAATTTCTTGCTTTAATTCTTCTTCGTCCACTTCGGTAAGTTCAGATTGCTGTAATGAATTTAATGCAACTGAAGGAGTTGCTGGTGTTACGAAATATCCTGTCCAATTTACAACAGAGGGTAATATTATAGGACTTGGTGCACTTGGAAATACAGAAGTAGTATTTATCAATCCAGTAATTGTTCCTAAATGCTGTTGTGCATATCTAATAAATTCTTCAATTATTTTTGGTGTATTTTTACTAGGTGGGACTGCTGCCATTTTGTTTATTTATTTTTTAGCCATTTTTTTTCTTTCCGCAATGGTATATTGTGGATTTTTTCTAGGTGTGGATGTGAATTGGGTCATTAATGCTTGTCTTTGTGCAGTAGTTAATGTACTAAATCCTTTATATTCCCAATGCCAAGTTTCATCTGGTTTTGCTCCATCACATAAAGCGGACGGATTATACCATCCAAATTTAGGTGCATGAGCTGCAAAAAATTTATACAACGCTTGACCTCTTACAATTTGATTTGGCTTTGGTTGAGTAGCTGATACTCCTAATTTTGATGCTGCTCCTTCCGTTTGTATGCATAAAGTACGAACATCAATTGCTATACCCCAACCATGATTAGAATGACCAGGCACAGCCGCCCTTCCTCTTTCTAGAGTGTCCCATAATCTAGCTTGGGCTTCATAATCTCTATAAAATCCTCCTCCTGGTGTAAATTCAACATCTATTGCGTTTTCTGTCAAAAAATCTAAAAATAATTCAAATGTAGCTGCTGCTTCTGGATGTAAATATACCGTACCTTCGATATATCCCGGTCTAACTATTTTTCTCATAGCTTCATAAGGAATACCACCATTAGGTCCATCGGGCTTATTAGCTCCTTTTCTTGCAGTTTTACTTCGAGTGGTTACTACATATTTTTCAAAACCAGGTGGAGCTGAGTTATCCGCTGTTGCTCCCACATTTGTATATATTTGTGGTTCACCACCACCTCCATTTGATTCCTGTGTAGGTGCTTTGTAAAATTTCTGCGATGCTAAACTAGCTTTTTGAGAACCAACATATTTTAATGCTCCCCAGTGGTCAATACCGCTTGGTGTTTTGGATGCTCCAGCTATACCCTCACCTCTACCAGTTGATGGACCTGTATATACATTAGCCGCAGGTACTCCGTTTTTTATAGAGTTTTCTACTTGTTTTTTCGTATTTGCTGATGTTGCATAAGGTTCTATAATAAATAAGTTATTTTTATCTACTACATTACTTTTTGAAAGTGCTTCAGATATTTCACAACCTTTACTAAACAAAAATATTGGTAATTTTGGATATTCTGATAAAAACTTTATCACAGTTGCTGAAGTAGTAGCAAATACAAATGATTTAACCTTTACATTTCCAAATCCCTGCTTAAACAATTCTTCTTGTTGGTCAATTTTTAAATCACCTTGTCTATTATCAAGTCCACCAACTAATATTGCTTTAAATTCAGATTCTACTTGAGTTTCTGAAAATGTTAATTTAGGGGTTTGTGTTATATCTATTGTACCCGGTACCGGCAATCCAGCATCATAATCAATAACTTCGGGATTTTGTATTAGTTCTAGTGTTGCAGTTGGTAGTGGTGGAAATCCGCCGGCATCAAATTCTTCTTGCAAATTATCTCCAAATTTTTGTGCCTCTATTTGAACTTCTTCTTCCGTTATTGGTGAATCACTAGCTGCGTTTTCCGCAGAAGGCATATCTATATCATTTGCAATTGAAAATTCATCAGGTTCATCATTAAAAGTATGTAGTTCGGTTCCAGGTATAGGTTTTATCCATTGACCAGGATTCAAAACAACATTTGATGTTACGGAAACGTTTGCAGTTGCACCAGGTGGTAATTGTAATGGTATTGGAACATTTTGCATTATAGCACCACTCCAATATGCAATAACACCCTTTCCCATTTCTCCAACTAAATCATACGGAGCTGTTGATGATAAACCTTTTTGTAAAGCAGATTTAAATAACTGCTCCATAGGTGCTTTATTACCATTTTGTATTTTTATTTTATTGATAGTATCACCACCTCTTTTTATAGCAGCATCGTATTCATCAGCCCATTTTTTAGCAACTTTATCAATATCGCTTATATTTTCTGGGTTGTCATAAAAACTCACCATATTATCTTTAAATATTTGCCAAGACATAGTTTACTAATTTATTCTTCTCATATTAATTATATCCGGATGATTTGTTTTATTTCTATTTATAAGGTCTTGTTTAGCATCTTCTTCTTTATAATTTTTATTAAATGATGCCCCATCAATCCTAACACCATCTTTGAACACTGTTAGTCGTGGTTTTTTATCAATTACTCTATATTCATAGGTATATCCTAATTGAGATTGTGGTGTTGGTTCTTTACCTCCGTTTACACTAGAACCCTGCATAACTTTTTTTGCATTTTCCATAGCTTGATTTGCTTTATCAAATTTTGGTTTTGCAGAATCCAAAGCATCTTTAGAAGATTCTTGTAATTTTTTTAATTTTTCTTCCTGTGCCTTTGATATATTTGTCATTAAATTTGTAGTAAGTGCACCTGGTACATTTGATATAGCATTAGTAACTTGACCTTCCAAATTAGTAATAGTATTTAATGTTCCATTAACTACATTTCCTACTGAATTGGTTACCGTACCTACTGCACCTTGAACTGCATTTGTAGCTTGATTTACAGTATTTTGTATATCGTTTTTAGCTTTTTCTGCTGCTTTTTTTATTTTATCCGCTTCAGCCTTATAACCAGCAGCAGTATCTTTTAATTGATTTGCAAACGCTTTAGCTGCGGCTAATTTATCTTTTAATTTTTTCTTTTTTTTCTCTATTTTAGGTTCTGGTAATTCCTTCTTTTTAAACTTAGGTAATTTCGGTAATTGAACTTTTGGTATTTCAATTTTTGGTAATTGTTTTGGAAATGCATCTTTTAAATTTTTCCCAACATCCTTTAACCCTTTTAAATTTTCTTTAGCTTGATTAGCTATATCCTTTCCAGCTGAACTAATATTTCCACCTAAAGTTTTCCCTAAATTCTTTGCAGTATCACCTATTGCAGCACCTGCTCCACCAAGAAAACTACCTGCTGCATTTTGCCCAGCTATATTTGATAGTGCCTGTGGTTGTAAAGTTTGTATATTATTTAGTGCTTTTTGTTGTAGTTGTTGTAAATTTTCAGTAGATATTGAGAAAGTTGGTAATGGTGGTCTAGCTAAACTGGTTAAAGTTGCTAATTTTGATACTTCGGCTTTTGGTAAAACATTTAATTTATCCCAAGTATTTTTACCAACAACACCATCGGCAGTTAATCCATTTTTCTTTTGAAATGCTTTTACAGCTTCTTCTGTTTTAGGTCCAAATATACCCAATGGTTCTACACCCAATTTAGTTTGCAGTAGTTTAACAGAATCATTTTTATCACCCCTTCGTATTGTGGGTAGTTGAGTGTTAGGTGCAGCAGAACCAGATGGAACTAATAATGCCGGCGTATTTGTAGGAGTTATTACGTTTGACATTTGTTAAGATGTTTGATTTAATTTACTTAAAATTGTATTTAGCTTTGATTTTATTTTTGCTAAAGTTGGTACGTTTTCAGGTCCTACTTTAGTTGGACCCGATGGGGTTAGGTATTGCTGATTTGCTAAAGCATCTATAAGTTCCGCAAGAATATCAACCAAAGTTTGCCCTTTTACCAATGGTTCTAAGTTTTCGTTTCCTAAAAATATAGAACCTTTACCAGTATGAAATGCTATATTTCTATCGTTAGTTATTACATTAAAATCATCCTTAACACTTATATCAATTCCTAATTTATTATCTATTGATAATCCACCATCTGAAATAAATCCATAATCTTTTTTAGAATAAAAAATCATTTCTCCACTTTTTGCAGAAAGTATTATTCTCCCAGAGTTTACCAGTATTTGGTCACCATTTAATTTTGTTGGATAGTTAAAAAACGAATCCGGTTTTGTTTCAAAATTAGATTTACCTTTATCATCAATAACTCCCGGCTGAAATGGTAATTCATATTGGTCCGATGTAATTGCTACAATAGTCCCATCTCTATTTATATCTTCTTCAACACCAAATTTTACAGGTTTTTTTCTTGATTCGCTATTTTCATTATTTCTTATAATAATCGATGGCGAAAATTTTTTATTAGGATTGTTATATCCACTAAATCTTATCGATTGCCCAAAACGACTTTCAATTAAACTATCACCTTCATATAACTTTAATTTATGTATACCTGGTGTTCTTGTAAAATAATCACCAAGTCCATCATATTTTTTATTTTCATTAACATTACTTCTAACAGTACCAGTAGCCTCAACTTTTTTAATATCTTTTGTCTTATCCGAATCGGTAGGTACTGCTCCAAACGTTGATGATATAAATTCTTCATTTGCTTGTGCATTTGGTGAAATTTCATTACCAATTCTTCTATATAATGTAACACCAGCAGGACTTTCATATATTTCTACTGTTTCGTTTCTAGTAGGTATATTTTTGAAGTTTTTATCAAATGGATACGCTACCGGTAAACTTCCTTTGTCGGATGATGGTTGTGATGTTAGTTTATATAAAATAGCACCTATAAAACTTGATTCATTGCCAACAACATCTTCTCTATTTTTTATATATTCATGGTTTTCATCTAATATAACACCATAAACTACACCAAATCCCTTAGAAGTAGCTCCACCTAAAAGTTGCGCCGATAAACCTGCTGCCGTTTTTCCACTTTGCATATTACTTCATTTTCTTTTTTAAATCCTCTAATTCAAATTCCAAATCATCTACTCTTTCAACCTCTTGTTTAGTTTCTTCCAACTCTTTAAGTAATTGATTCTTTTCAAATTCAGTTAAGAATCCATCCTGTCCTTCGGTTTTCTTTTCTGATGCTATAATTTTAGTTGCAATTGTTGCAAGTTTAACTAATTGGTCATCGTTCTTTACGGAACTATCAATTAGTGAAGATAGGATAGGTCCTACACTAGCCACATCACCAGCATGCTTAATCATCTTTTTAAGTTCCTCTATTAAACTACTTATCTTTGCTTTCTTTGAAGTTTGGTTGTTATAGATGTCTTCGAAAAGAGAACTTAAATTCTTTCCTTTAAATAATTCGAATTCTGTTGACATATTAATATATTTACATTTTGTATGTATATAAATATGATTCTATTAAAATGTTGAAATTAGACTGGGATTACTTCAATAGTAATCTTAGGTTGATACCCATCAGGTAGTTGTCTATTAATACCCTTAAATTCGTTTACTTTGTTCTTAAAGTATGTTATTTGTAATACCTTATCAGTTAGGTTCATTACAGTTTGAGATGAT